TAAGTTCAAAAACAAAAGATAATACAGAAAGAGGGTATAATGACAAAGGTGGTGCCTCACGCTTCTTTTATTGTCCGAAAGTTTCTAAAAAGGAAAGGAATATGGGTCTCGAAGGATTTGAAGAAAAGATTACACCAAATAGTTTTGGAGCACTTGGTAGAAAAAGTTTAGAAGATAGATTGGAAGATAAGTCAAATCCAATCATATCAAAGAATAACCATCCAACCGTGAAACCAATCGCACTTATGGCTTATCTATGTAGATTGGTTACACCACCAAACGGAATTGTATTAGTCCCTTTTATGGGTTCTGGTTCAACTGGTTGTGCAGCGGTCAAAGAAGGATTTAGATTTGTAGGTATGGAGATGGACCCTGAATACTTTACAATATCAGAAAAAAGAATAGAACATTATGAGAAAGCCTAAAACTACAGAAGCAAACAAAAAAGCTTTCATAAAAGCTTATGTCGCTCATTTATGTATGGTGACAAAAGCATGTGAAACCATAGGTATATCCAGAACACAATACTATTTCTGGATGAGAGATGATGCAGAGTTTGCAAAAGCCATAGAAGATGCCGAAGCAGGACAGATTGAGTTTGTTGAAGACGCACTTCTAAAAAGAATAAAAGAAGGAAGTGACAGCAGTATTCAGTTTTATTTGAAAACTAAAGGCAAGCGAGCAGGTTACGCACCACAGATTGACATAACTTCTAATGGTGAGACCTTGGCTATACCTCACATAATACAACTCATAGAAGTAAAAAAAGACAACGGTGATGGCCCTTCAGATACGACACACTAATGTCTTTACTAAAAACTGGGATGCACTAAATGATACTAATATAAGGTTTATCATAAATCAAGGAGGAACTCGTTCGAGTAAAACATATTCTTTGTGTCAGATGTCAATCGTTTGGTGTCTTCAGAATAAGAACAAAGTCCTTTCCGTGGTGAGGAAATCATTTCCTGCATTGAGAGGTTCTGTGATGCGAGACTTCTTTGAGATAATGAGAGACCTAAATCTATATGACGAAGCATCACATAATAAAACAGAAAACATATACAGGTTCCCTAATGGTTCTTGTATAGAGTTTTTCTCATTAGATGATGCACAGAAAGTTAGGGGACGTAAAAGAGATATACTTTGGGCAGAAGAAGCCAATGAACTTTCTTTTGAAGAATATTCACAGCTAAACTTTAGAACAAGTGAGAAATGTTTTTTCTCTTTCAACCCTTCTGATACAGAACACTGGTTATATGATATCATAGAGAAGCCAGATGCCGTGCTGCTCCACAGCACTTATAAAGATAACTCTTTCCTGTCCGATGGTCTAATAAAAGAGATTGAAGGTCTTATAGAGATAGACCAAGACTATTATAACATATATGCACTTGGTCTTCCATCCAAATCAACTCACACGATATACACACATCAACAACCATACATAGAACCACTTCTAAGATATGACGCGACTATATTGGGTCTTGACTTTGGACACGTGCATCCCACTGCTTTGATAAGAGTGGATATAAGAGAAAACATATATCACGCGAGAGAGCTTATATACGAAACGCAACTAACAACAGAAGAACTTATACAAAGAATAAAGGACGTATTCCAGAAAGAAGCTCTTCCTATGAGCACACAGATAGTGGCAGACTGGGCGAGACCAGAGATAATAGAAGAGATAAGAAGAGGGGGCTTCAATATTCACAATGCCATAAAGAACGTAAAAGAAGGAATAGATGCAGTGAAATCTGTCAGGGTATTTTATCATCATGATAGTGTAAACCTACATAAAGAGTTTAGAAACTATAAATGGAAATCCATAGGAGATAAACTGATTGATGAACCGGTAAAAGCATTCGATGATGCTCTTGATGCTTTACGATATGCAATACTTTTCTATAAGAAGAACACGTCTTCGGCTGGTTCCTGGGACTTTGAGGCGTTCTAATCCAAGAGGCCCTACGAACCGTAATATATACATTATGACAAAGACGAGATACAAAAGAATAATAGACCAGTTTATAGAAGCTAAATACGAATACCTCATCGAATGCTCCACGAACATATTGAAAAACAAACAAGGAGACCCTTATGATTTGACGGCAGAACTCGTTCTCTTCCTATACGACAAACAAGAAAAGATTGACATATTCATATCACAAGCGAGTTATATGGATTACGACAGTTTACAAATGCTTCAGGGATTTTCAGTGAGTTGGCTTAGAATACAAGGAGCACACGCTACAAGTCCATTCGGAAGAAGATGGGCTATAAACGATAAAGAACTCGAAAACATATCCGAACCCGCAGATGAAATCGGTGAATATGTCGAAGGAGAAGAAGACGAATATGTAAAGGACCTAAAGAGAGTATATACAGACGAACAGATAGCGAAGATATTGAAAATACACGACATATATCCAACATTATCAAATGTAGAACAAATGCTTTTTAGAGCTTACTTTCTCGAAGGCTTATCATATGAAAAGATAAGAAACAAATACACATTCTATCGCACCGATAAAGTAGGAAAAACGATTTATTATAAAAGTAAAAAATCGATATACAACTTGATGACAGAACTAAAAAAAGAAATACAATCAAAACTATGATATACGAAATAGCCTTATGGACTTGTATAGCGGTTCTTCTTCAGACAGCTGAGCCAATCATACATATAAAAAGATATATTGGGTTCAAAGAAGAAGAATACGACACCTATTCAAAGTCGTTGAGATTTATACACAGGTTACTTTATTGTGCCACCTGTCTTGGATTTTGGATAACACTCTCATTTACATGGGATTTAGGAACAGCAATAATAGCAAGCGTAATAGCGGGTCTAATACAAAAAATAATGATAAACTAATGGATGCAAGACAGCAGATGATTGAAGAGCAGAAAGTTCTTCTAAACGAGCTTATGCTCGAACTGCAGGGTAAAGATAAGATTATGGAAGAGCAAACAACACGTCTTTTCAACATAAACAATAATCTTATGCCTGAGTTGAGAGAATACAATAGAAGCTGTCCGGCTTGTAGAGAAAGAGTATACACGAGAATGCTTTCTTATTGGACCAACAATGTGCTCAACAAAAACGAAAAGGGATAAAAATATACTTATAACAATGAAAGGATGGAAAGACATAACGCTCAGAAAGGCAATCGACCTTATGAATGTAAAGACAGAGGAGAGAGACGCTCTTGACCTAATCATAGAGCAAGTATCTATATTGACAGGGAAGACAGAAAATCAAGTAGAGTTGATGAACCCTAAAGAACTTATAGAATTAACACAAACGATGTCTTGGATGAAAACTCTTCCAAAAGCAAAGGTCACCAAAGTGATAAAGATAAATGGTAGAGAGTATGGACTTGTAGACCTTGAAAGAATATGTCTCGCACAAATGATTGACATAGAAGAGTATTACGCACTTGGATTGAATGAATATATTGAAAAGATTTTATCTGTTCTTTATCTTCCTATAAAAAAGAGGCTGCCTCTTACAAATAAATATACATTAGAGGAATACGAACCGAGTGCCGAAAGAGAAGAGGATATGCTCGATTGTGATATGGAGACGATGTGGGGAACTGCTCTTTTTTTTTATCGTGGCGTCAGGGAATACTCGCACGCTATGATGGTTTATTTGGAGGGAGTGAAGACGAAGAGGATGATAGAGTTGGAGGCTATGAGGCTTCAGAAGATGATGGGAGAAGAAGGACACACGGAGATGTAAACGAAAGTGCTGAAGAGAAGACAAAAAAGAAATGGGCTTGGTTCTCACTTATCTATTCTTTATGTGATGGAGACATAACAAAGGTAGATGCGGTCCTAAACAGAACCTATATAGAATGCCTTACGTGGCTTAGTTACGAAAAGGATATGAAAAAATAAAAATGATATGGCATATACGTATAATCAAATCGTGAAAGAGTTTGAAGACATAGCAATAAACAATGTATTCATAAAAAGATTTGGAGCTGGAGAGATAAACGACATAGAAGTATTTGGACCAGAGACGGTCGAATATCCCTATCTATGGATAGTTCCACAACAAGCTGTCATTGGAGAGAACACACTAAACTATGTATTTAGAGTTATGGTATTCGATATAGACAACACAGACGACAGCTTACAACAAGAGATATTGTCGGATTGTCTACGAACTCTTATAGACGTGATAAAAGACTTCCGATATAGATTGTCTGATAGTGTAGACATACAAGGAGACCCTACAGCAATACCATTCACTCACAGATTTGTAGACTACAACACAGGATGGTATTCCGACCTAACAATCATAACAGAGATAGACAATAATCCTTGTGAATAAAGATGAACACTGAGAACATATACAAGGCGCTCGAAAGAGCAGGTGCTGAAATAGTGGCGGAGATGGCGAACATAATAAAGAAGAACAACGCAGTAGCAAGTGGAAATCTTCTAAAGTCGCTTACATATGATGTTACAGTAGATAGTGGAGTATGGGGCCTCGTAATAGAATACGCTGACTATGGACGATTTGTGGATAAAGGTCGTAACCCAGGACGATTTCCTCCAAAAAAAGATATTGAGAACTGGATGAGGTTGAAAGGAATACCACAATCTGCCTTATGGCCGATTATGTGGAAGATAAAGAAAGGAGGGTTTTACTCTAAAAAAGTCGGAGAGACTGGAACATATACTCCTATAAAAGGAATACACTTCACAGACCCTTTCAGTAAAAATGTAGACCTTCAAAACTTGAAGAAATACTTTGGAGAAGCACTCGCGGCATCGGTGAGAACAGACATCATAGACGAGCTGAAGAGCATACAACAAGTAATGACATCATCAGGAACGATAAAAAGAAAAAAATAAGAAAGAGATATGGCAATAGCAATAAAAAATAGACCATATGACGGGAAGACATATAAAATACTTCCAGTATATAATGGTCTTTCCTTCACGATAGATAGCTCATATAAAAACACTACGAACTTCAAGTATATCGCAGAGGTGTATTCAAACACGAATAAGATAGCAGAGCTTCGACATAACCCTGATATATCAAATGATAACGCAGGTATATTTGATATTGCGAGACCATTAGAGGATTATGTTTTATGGACACTGCCATATAATATAACAGGGGTAACAGGAGCACCAACTTCTGCTCTTGATTATTATGTTGCTTTCGGAGAAGAGTATACAAGAGCACTAAAACCTATATCTCTTTCAGCTTGGTTTTCATTTCCAAACTCTATGAAGATAAGAACTTTATACAAAA